TCATCAGGGAGAAAGTCTTGGGTTCTCACCTCATCCTCTCCCATCCAGCCACGCTTCGTGCCTGTCCACATACCTTCTGCTGGTGTCAAGTCTACACCACCCATTAGATCAAAGGCTACTGAGCCAAGCGCACTTTCCTTTAAGCCGACCTTTACAGCTTGGGCAGGTCGCTCAAGTAATGCAAGGTAATCAAGGACACCCTTCTCGTCACTGCCACGCTCAGGCTTCCTAGTCTCATACTCGTCTATAAGGTGTTGCTTTAGTATGCGATTCTGCTCTTGTTCTTCCCTATCAAGGAATGAATCGGCAACGTCAGCCTCAAAGGTCTTGCCTCCAAAGTCGAATTCGATCTTCGGCATTACTTAACTCTTACACCAGTCACTTCACCTGTTGGGCTAGGTACAGCTTCTGATCCAGTACCACTAAGAATCTGTGCAGCAAACCGATAATAATCAGCATCAGTCAAGTCTCGCATACCCGCATACTGCGGTGGCATTTCAATCTCCCCTGTCTTCAACCATACTGCAAGCTGCTGTATAGCACCTTCCTGATTACCAGCCTCGTAAGCATTCTGTAGTGTACGCATTGCAAGCATACCTTTGGTATACATATCCTTAGCTTTAGGTTGCGCCTTTAATAGATCGGTAGCTATCTTAGCTTCTGACTTCTCTAACTCAAGGGTATACCCGCTGGTATCGGCAGCTTCCTTGGGACTGGCACCAGCCTTTAACATACGGTTATAAACCACCCTTGCTGAATCAGGAACCTTGCCACCTTTAAATACTTCATCTATGATATTGCCTAACTCTACTTCATTCTGCTGCATTGCACCCATCTTTAGCATGTCAATAGCATTCTTCATGTAGTTATTCTTACGCCCAGGATTCTGGAAGTTAAGCAGCATAGTATGCTTGAGTATGGTACTCATGTTGTTGAACATCTTGCGTCTGTTAGCTGCTGCTCGTTCCGCGTAGGATGGAAGATTGCTAGTGAAATCATCTGCCGGTGGTCCAGCCGGTACACCGCCGGGTACAGGGAGAGGTACGCCACCTCTAGGACTAGGAGTAGGTTCTTCAGGACTACCTGCCATCATACTACCAGCCGTAGTGCCAGCATAGCCTAGACCAGCACCAGATATAATCGGGTGTCTGCCTACGAATCCACCTGCCGGTATATTCCTATCTTCTCCCGGTCGCATTGGACCACGAATTGTTGCTGGTGGGGTAAAGACTTTCTTACCTAGCTTGCCACCTATAGCCTGTGCCACTCTTGGGTTACGCATGAGCCAAGGTAAGGCTACGCCTCCCAAGCCCATCAGTGCTGGTACGATCATATTAGTACCCTCCCCTAGCTTTCATTCTTTCTTCCCACTTACGTCTGGCTACATCCCTCCACGCATCTACATTAAACATATTCATTATAGATGTGGGCTGTGGTTGAGGTTGCTCTTTCGTTTCAAAGGTCGTTGTTATTTTGTTGGGCTTTAATGGGTCAGCAAAATTTTGTATCACTGTTTTCTCATCCGCCTGATTATTAACTGGAAACCATTGTCCAAATTTAAACTCATCGGTAACTCCCGGTGGTGTCGGTGGCACTACTCTTTGGGCTGGATCGCGTCGGAGCATACCTACCGCTGGAGATCGAAAACCACTAGCAGGAGGTAAGTCAGGACCAGAACGAATGTTCCGTGGATCACCCAACTGAAGAAACCTGTTAGCACCCATACCTACATCCCTGTCAGCAGAAGCACCCGCACCTTCCCAACTAGGAGTAAGTAGATTTGTAGCTTGGGCGCGAGGAGTTGGTATATAGGGAAAAGTTTTCGTTCTGCTTGCCATACGTGGTTGCTGACGAGGAGTTATAGGAAACGGACGATCTCTACCGACTCCCATGCCCACTCTTGGACCCATCATCTCAGGTCTGCCTTTGCCTCTATACCAAGCAGTTTGAGGGGTAGGTAAACCCTCTTCTGCATATCTGGGGCTGGGAAACTTTCTGTCTATCCTTTCCCACATATCTTTATCAAAGATATCCTTCATGCTAAACCCTTTAAATGCACCGGGTTGGTGTCCTGTAAGTCCACTCCAAAATCCCATAGTATTCTCCTAAGCCATCATTGAAGGCATTGTTGGAAATGCTCTTGCTGCTGGTCCTGCCTGTACGGTATAAGGCGTTGGTGGATCACCACCTGCCGTTCCTGCCATAAGTTCTGACATGAACATCATTCTTAATAGGCTAGCGTACTCATCTTCCTCGTCAACCACTGGATCATAGCCACCAGTTTGTAGCTTAGCTCGGACATCCGGTGGTAATGGTGCTGCAGCCCTCCTGAATCTGTGCATATCCTGCTCTCGTTTCAATGCTGGATTAGTAGGTGCAGCAGCATAAGTTGGCCGAGACTCATACATTGACTGCATCTTTGGGCCAAGGGCAGCTGCCTGGGCTGCTTGCGATGCTTCTCTTGCCCGTTTAGCTTCAAGTGGCTTAAAGGTCAGCAAGTCCCGTTCTTTCATCAAGTTCCATAGTGCTGATGCACCACCAAATGTAATATCACCATACATAATCTATTCCCCTAGAGTCCTAAAGCACCCATAAGCGGACCACCTGCTGCCATACCCAGCCCACCTGCTAATGCGGTAAGCATCGGGTTAGGTCCACCCGGTCCTGTTGCTGTACTCGTTCCACCATACTCACCGGATATACCAGCCATGTAGTTCTGTAATCCAAGCTGCGCTCTCTGAGCATCATAGGCATATTTGGCTCGATCAGCATCTAGCATTTGTTGGTCCATTGCCTGCTGCTGTGCACCAACCTGTCCTACTGCTCCAGTCATTGCTAACGGTGCGCCAAGGATAGATGGATACTGACTAAATGCACCCATACGTCGATTTTGCGCCTGTTGATAAGCATCAAATTGTGCTTTAGCTAGGTTATCGGCTATCCTCTGTCCGGTAGCACCAACTGCGGTACCCTGTACTAGGTCACCTCTTGTGCCACCACCGGGTTGCGTTCTGACAATCTCTTCTCGTATACCGGGAAGAACTTCCCCAGTCAATTGACCCATAGCTTCAGTTCTATACGCATCAGCTAGTGGTCCGAATACGTCAGTATTCACATCACCTGCCATGAGGCTTCCTAGTCCACCCTGAGCAGCACCCATGAATGCTTCAGTCTGTGGATCAGTAGCATACCTTAGCGAAGCCTCCTGTGCAGCAGTCTGTGCTGGTGTAAACCCAGCAACTGTTTGTCCTCCATAGTAAGCAGGATTTAACTGCCCACCACGATATAGATCTTCTGTAAACTCAAAGCCTCTTTCTAAATAGGGCTTCTGTTGTTCCCAGGGTTCTGTTCTTGTTGTTTGTACTTTTGATCCACCTGACATAATATTCTCCTACACTGGAACCAGTCTAACACCAGCTAAAATACGATCTGCATCACCTGCTCTACCACCAGTTGGTAAGTAGGGATAGTACGGATACTTGTTTATATCAAACTCATTGTAAGCTAGTTCTTCATATGCTTGATTTTCTCTACTCCACTCATACGGACGATAAGCATACTTATATCCTTCCACATCAGGCATGGGTATACCAGAAGTAACGCGACTAGTGGTAGCCGTTATATTTGCTCTTGGATCGTACGCTCCGGACATCGCTGGCAAATGCCTTGATGCCTGGAATCGTCCTGGGCCTAAATGAGTTCTCGGTAGTGGCGTGTCTCCCCACATACCTCTCCCTCTCCATGTTTCCATTGACGCATCAGTATCTTTCGAGCCTGAGGTTAGCCAATGTTCCTGCCCCCAATCAGCCATTGATCTTGTATCTTCAGGAATCCGATTTAGGTAATGGTCAAGTAAATCAGGCCACGCTCTCACATAATTCTCATACTTGTTCGCACCTTCGTGCATCGCCAGTTCCATAGGTACATCAACAGCACCTCTCTTTACTGTCTTAGATGGAGTAGCAGGAGTATAACCTAGTATCCCAGCACCACTTGCTGCGGTTCCAAATAGAGGTCCACCTCCACTTAATAGTCCATTCGTTGCCATCATTGCATCCTCTGTTTCAAGTCTTTCGTAATGATATCATAAGAGTGTTTCCAGTCCTTTAGCTTCCTTGCCATGCCTTTTCTTGACCAAGCCTCAAGGGATGAGCAGCCATTCCTTATCGCGTATCCTTCTATCATGGGAAGAAAGTCATACCACATATCCATGTTCTTTCCCGCAAGTGTGATAACTCTGACTATCTTCTTTCTCGGATACTGTATTAACTCAGTTACCATAGCAGCTATAGTTTCTTTACCTTCTAGTGCTACCCATAACCTGAGGTCGCCCTTATCCAGATGTTTCTTTATATCACCTGGTACAAGTTCGCCTTCCGCATGTTGTAATGCTTTCTCTATAAGCGGTACAACATCATCCCATACTAAATGTATATCCTCAGCTTCCAGTAAAAATACTTTACAGCTTCGTCCAGACTGGGGGATCGGCAGTATTGGCGAAGTAGATTCCTTGGCCCGATCCTGGGTTCCAGTCACTTCCGTCTGCGAATCGGATGTCTCCCGCTCTGGGTCTTGACGGTTCTTCATGCGTTACCTCTAGTCTGAAGGTTGCTTGATTTAATAGGATATCCCCAAGTCTTTTAAGTTCCGTGATAATGTATAACCCTAAACTTTCAGTATCTGCCGGTAATGGTCCGGGTTCATAATGGGTTACAGACCTTTCTACTCTATCTGGATGAGTAGCCATTAGTTCATCTTGGAGCCTCTATTCCCTGCGTTCTTAACGTCAAGAGAATAGCCGTCCAATCTCCATGTTTGATCTCCAGTGGATTCAAATTTTACACCGATATATTTCCCTGTAACCCTGACAGGTACTTTTGATTGATCGTCCGGGTTAAAAGTATATGGGCCTTCCCAAGAAATAGCTGACTCTGTTGACATCTGCGCGCCAACATATACATTAACATCAGTACCCGCTGTTGATAAAGTCATCTTGGGCCAAATAGCCGTAACACTCTTCACTGTTGACGGATTAGATTGTCCTGACTCATCCACAGTTATCCCAGTTCTTTCAATATAGGACGTCATGTTGGTCCCATCCTTCGTATTTCCAGTTTCATGCCGATACATTTTAGTATCAGTTGCAGATGCCATCACCAGAGATTTACCAGCCGTATTGGAAAAGGCTGATGCACCCGCTGTATTCCAGTTCAGTGAGTTATTTGCCCATGTACTTGTATCAGCAGACCATGATGCAGAAGACAAAGGATCGCCTTCAATACCATATCCAATCATTGATGTTTCTGGAAGATCCCGCTCTGTAAATGTTTGATTCGCCCAGTTCCAGAC